ACCTGATGGATTCAGGTATAGATGGATAAGAGCAGAGAGTGTCGGTTTTCAGGACACTAAAAACATAACTGGACGTATAAGAGAAGGTTATGAATTAGTAAGATCTGAAGACATTGAAAACTCATCTGACTATCCTGTTGTCGAAGATGGCAAATACAAGGGAGTGGTTGGGGTTGGAGGCCTTTTGCTTGCAAAGGTACCTAACGAAATCGCGCAGCAACGTCAGGACTACATGACTAGAAAACATGAAGACCGAAGCGAAGCAGTTAAATACGATTTAATGAAGGAGCAGGATAAGAGGAT